GGATCATGACCAAAGTGGTGATGCAGATACACTTCTTGAAGGTGGTACAACCGCATGGGGTGGAGCAGCATCTGGAACATTTAACGCAAAAGGAATTATCGTTTCCGCAAGTATGACAGGTGGAGTCGCAGGTACTGCAGCAACTGCTGGAAATATTCAAACCGGACTCGATAAATTCAAAAACGCAGAGGAAATTGATGTCACTCTTCTAATGACAGCAGATGCAAGTGCAGCTACGGCTATTCATGCAATTAATAATATTGCAGAATATCGTAAAGATTGTGTAGCATTTATTTCACCTGAACAAGCTGATGTTGTAAACAACGCAGGTAGTGAGGTCGATGATGTTATAGATTTCCGTAATTCAATGCCAAGTTCTTCATATGCAGTACTTGACTCTGGATGGAAATATATGTACGACAAGTACAATGATGTTTATCGATATGTTCCATTGAATGGTGATATTGCTGGATGTTGTGCCTTCACAGACTCAGCACGAGATCCTTTCTGGTCACCGGCTGGATTGGATAGAGGTAATATCAAAAATGCTATTAAACTTCCTTTTAATCCAAATAAGACACAAAGGGATGATCTCTATAAAAATGGTATTAATCCTGTTACAGCAATGCCAGGAAGTGGAATACTTCTTTTTGGAGATAAAACTCTATTAGCAAAATCTTCAGCGTTTGATCGTATCAACGTAAGACGCCTGTTCATTTTACTAGAAAAGTCTATAGCAAAAATGGCTAATTCATTCTTGTTCGAATTCAACGATGAATTTACACGTTCAAGATTCGTGGCAACAGTTGAACCTTTCTTGAGGGATATTCAAGGTAGAGGTGGAATACAAGACTATGCAGTTGTCTGTGATGGAAGTAACAACCCAGGAGATGTAGTAGATCGAAACGAATTTCGTGGAGATGTTTACATTAAACCATCACGTTCTATCAACTTTATTCAACTACAATTCGTTGCAGTTCGAAGTGGGGTAGAATTTGAAGAAATTATTGGTGGATAACCGATAAATAGTAGAGTATAAATATAACAGACAGATGGGGGAAGACGATGATTCCTGAAGAGGGCACTTGTAAAAAAGACTTCCCCATCACATCTTAATCGTAATCATCGGAGAAATTAATGGCTAATAGTTTTAAAATAGACAGCTTCACAGCAAAATTAAAGAATGGTGGAGCATTAGGAAGTTTATTCGAATGTGAACTTACTAAGAATCAAGGTACGGCTGGAGGTTTTCAGGCTACAGACTTCAAATTCTTATGTAAGGGAGCAACTTTTCCAGCGTCAACTATAGAGGCCGGTACAATTACCTATATGGGAAGATCAATAAACATCCCAGGTAACAGAGCCGCAGGACAGTTGACAACTTCTATCTACAATGATGAGGGCATGGAAATTCGAAACATGATAGAAAACTGGATGGAGAAACTTAATTCACATTCATCTAACGTAAGAGCTTCAGGATTTTCACAGATTAATAGTTATACTGGGGAAATTAAACTTACGCAACTTGCAAAAGAAGGTGTAAAGATCACCAAGAGTTATCAATTCATGGATGTTTGGCCTTCTTCTACAGGAGAAATAGCTGTATCGTGGGACACAAACGAAATTCAAACTTACGATGTAACATGGGAATATAGCTATTGGAGATCCAATCAAAGTAACGTTGGATTTTAGTTAATATATAATGAGAGAAGAAAATTTACATGGGAGCCGAAATCTGCTCCCATTTCACCTATTAGGAAGAATGTATGGCAGTTGAATTATTTGGATTTTCTATAGGAAGAGTTGACAAGGACGAAAAAAGAAAACAATCTTTTGCACTTCCAGAACCAGAAGATGGTGCACTTGAAGTTGGCCCCGCAGGTGGAGCATACGGAACGTATGTAGACCTTGAGGGTCATGCCAAAACTGAAATAGAATTGATTAAAAAATATAGGGAAATGGCAACATATCCCGAATGTGATCAAGCAATTGATGATGTTGTTAATGAGGCCGTTGTTACAAATAGGGAAAGTTCCCCTGTCAGCATTAACCTAGAAAAATCAAAGCTATCACCACAGATTAGAGAAAGTATAAAATCTGAATTCCAAGAACTTATTCGGATGCTCGATTTCCGAAAAGTTGGCTACGAAATGTTCCGTAAATGGTACGTTGATGGTAGACTATACTTTCATATTATCATAGATACCAAAAACCCCAAACGTGGTATACTAGAACTACGCCCAATAGATCCCCTAAAAATAAAAAAGGTTAGACAACCTAAAATTGTTGATGGTCCTCAAGGACAAGAACTTGATACTTCAGGCTATCAAGAATTTTATATGTTTAATGAAAGAGGAATTACTGATGGTGGACAAGGTGGAAATACTGTTCAAATAGCAGCTGATTCCATTTCTTATGCACATTCTGGAGTATTAAATCCCGATAGAAAATTAGTATTGGGTCATCTACACAAAGCAATCAAACCACTTAATCAGTTACGAATGATCGAAGATGCGGTTGTCATCTATCGTATCTCACGTGCTCCTGAACGTAGAATTTTCTACATTGATGTTGGTAATCTACCTAAGATCAAAGCTGAACAATATCTACGTGATATTATGAACAAATACAAGAACAAACTTGTATATGATTCTAATTCAGGTGAAATTAAAGATGAACGTAAGCACATGAGTATGTTAGAGGATTACTGGCTTCCACGTAGAGAAGGTGGTAGAGGTACAGAAATTTCAACGTTGCCGGGAGGGGAGAATCTTGGTGAGTTGGCTGATGTTGAGTACTTCAAGACAAAACTATACAAAGCACTTAATGTTCCCCCCTCACGGTTAGAACAAGACTCAGGTTTTATACTAGGAAGAGCAGAAGAGATTTCAAGAGATGAAGTAAAATTTACTCGTTTTATTGAACGATTACGTGCACGATTCAACATTTTATTCAATGATCTCATAGAGAAACAACTACTACTCAAGGGTATTGTTTCATCTACAGATTGGAATATTGTACGGGATAGTATCATATATGAGTGGGAAACCGATTCACATTTTGCGGAACTACAACAAGCAACAATGATGAGAGAACGGCTAGGTACGTTAGTAAACGATATGGGTTACAGAGATGAAGTAGTAGGTAAATACTTCTCTGAAGACTATGTAAGAAAACATATTCTTAAATTGACTCAAGAAGAAATCGATGTTATGAAAGAACAGATCGAAAAAGAAAAAGCTGAAGCCGCAGAGGCAGGTGGTGGTGAAGAAGAACAACAAAATTGGGAATTTGATCCTTCAGCAAACAAGCCAGATTTAAAGGTGATTAGTAACTAAAATTTATAAATAGTATAAATATAATAGAATTATAGAGGAAACTTATGTCTAATGAAACTCAAATTGGTGATATCGTATCGTTATCTAGAGGTGATGACGCCGCAGGAGTAAAAGCCGCTATTGGTGATGTACTTCAACAAAAAGTGATGGTATCGTTAGAAGGAAAAAAACAAGATTTCGCTAAAACTTTTTTAACCAAAACGAAGACAGACTCGAAAGAGCCGGAAAGTCAAGAGGAAGTAACAGATGGCAGCTGAAACACAAGTACTAGTTGACACAGAAAAAAAATATATTGCTAAGTTTTTTTCCGATGCATCAGAATCGGATGTCAAGAAAGTAGATTTATCTACACTCGCTTGGGCAAAACACACAATGACCCTATCTGGAGCAGCAAGCCCAAATTTTAAGATTGGTGAAGTAATAACAGTAGGATCAGCAGAAACATTTCTTGTTACTGGTTTTACTGCCGGAGCATCTACATTAGAAGTTGTTGGATGGGATAATACAAATAAAAAAGCAACTTCAATCGATACAGGATCATCCAATGGAGATGCAATTTCGGGTTCAATATCAGGAGCTAATACTAGAACATTAGCAAATAGTGGTAACTTGACGGGTCTAGAATGGAATGTATTAGTTACTAAAATAATGTGGATAATGAATAGTGTAAAAGTTGCTATTGAATGGGACGGATCAACCGCAGAAAAATATATTGCGGAATTAAGTGGTAATGGAAGTTGGTCTATGCCTGGAAATGAATGGCCGGGAATACCAATAAACGCAACCGGAGATTCTTCTGAGGTTTTAGGAGATATTCAATTTTCCACAACCGGACACGGATCAGGTGATTCATATACAATCATAATGGAATTAAAGAAACAAGCGCCAGGCTTTGATATCCCAGCATACGAAGAAAATACTTCATTGGGTTATAGGGTGGATTACGCAAAAGGAAATTTCACATAACAGGAGAGATATGAAACTTATATGCGAAGAATTAGATAATGTAGAATTTATATGTGAAGCTACCAAGACGGGTAAGAACTACTTCATTGAGGGTGTATTCATGCAAGCCAATGTGAAGAATCGTAATGGCCGGTTATATCCTAAAGCTATTCTAGAAAAAGAAGTCAAAAGATACGAGCAAA